TAATTCTAATTTTATTTTAAATTTACTTTATTTTTGTTATAAAATATATTTTTACTTTAAAATAATTGTAATTTTACTTTAAATTTACTTTAGTTTTTGTAAAAAATATATATTTTACTTTAGAATAATTGTAATTTTACTTTAGTTTTACAGTAGGTTGAGCTGACCGCATATAATTACAGTAAAATATATGTAAAAGTATATGAGATATAAATAAAACTATATTAAAGATTATCATATAATATAATAAAATGGAAGAATATTCTATTACAATCACCGATCCGGTCATAATCGCATATTATAAGGAAAACCCTCAGATAGACATAGTGTCTATAAATCATGTATTTATTGATATCTTGAAAAATCTATCAACCAATCTATCGGCAACCATAAACTCAACTATAAACTCAAAAATATTGTCTGTAGTTACTGATATTGAGAGAAGTGTATCCTCATTTAAGAATGAGTTAATCATGGGCTTCAATGATCGTCTGGTACAAACAAAGAAGGAATATATAGAAGACCTTAAACTGCAACTTTCAAATAACTTTCTCTCAAATAATGAAAAGATTGCTATAGTTATGGATAGAACTATTGATACAATCTTATCAAAAACATCTTCTATAATTAATGAAATTATTCCTAAGAGCCACGATAGAAACTATACTCAAATTGAAAACTGTATTAAACTATGTTGCTCAACCATTGAACATGATACTAAAAAATTATTAGAAGCTAAGAATAATGATGAAAATCCAAGCAAAGCTATTATAGAAAATATTGAAAACAACTTTTCTAGAATGGTATCAAGCATTCAAACCCCGATATTTAGTTTAATTCAATCAAGTGAAGAGAAAACTACAAGTGGAATACAAACGGTTAAGAATGAATTTATCCAACAACAAATTACTCAAGAAAAACTAACAAGCGAATTGAATGAGTTCCTGAATAAATACAAGAATAATTCAAGCACGAAAGGTGCTATCTCAGAGAACGAATTATACTTTATGCTTCAATCTATTATGCCCAGTGATGAAATCATTAATGTGTCATCAGAACATGCAACCTGTGACTTTCGCGTCAACAGAAAAAATAGAGATAAACCTACCATTCTGTTTGAAAATAAAGACTATACTAGAACAGTTTCTACTGCTGAAGTAACTAAGTTTGAGAGAGACCTTCAAACTCAGAAAAAACACGGTATATTTATTTCACAAAAAACTCCTATCACATACAAAGACAACTTTCAAATTGATATCATTAAGGGATTAATCCATGTTTATATTCCTAACGCAAACTATGATGCCGATAAACTGAAGATTGCAATTGATATCATTGATAATCTCTCTGAGAAACTTAAAATTATTGCTGGAGAAAATGAAGAAGATGTGTATGAAACAAACAAAAGTGAATTGGAAGAACTTGCTAAAGAATACCATAAGTTTGCCATTGATAAAGAAGACATCAAGGAAACCGTACAAAATATGAGTAAACAGTTACTTAAGAAATTAGAAGACATTCAACTTCCAAAGATAGAAGGAATACTTGATAAATTTGGTATGATTGAAGGAGGATTAAAGTGTCCAGCCTGTCCTTTTCGGGGGAAAAGAAATAGAGCTAGTATAGCTGCTCATTGTAAACAGTGTAAACCATATATACAGCTTAAAGAAACCAATCCAGATATTGAACCTTATTTAGAACATGAGGTTATGGAAGATGGGAAACCTCCAAAGACTACCCCCTTAAAAAAAAGTAAAGGAAAGAAACAGAAACAAGAAACAGAGGAACTATAAATATTATATCAATATGACTTAAACCAATCAAATATACAATCTATAAAATGCCTAGACTTCTACATATGAACAATTTTCTAGCTTCTTGGAATCATTACAAACAAAATGTGATGGGATATCATTCTGATGATGGTAATATTGAATTTAGATATGAAGATAATGATAATGGAGATACTATTAATGTTGTTATCAACTATATCTCAACAGACAATATTAATTCTTTACACCAATTGTTAAAACAAATTATTGATGACTTGCCAATTGATTGTCAAGATGAATTTACAAGATCATCTTTGGGATCCATCATATTTAAAGGGTATGTAAGCGACTATCACACATTTGGGCTTGATTATTTTAGCTATAAAAACAAAAAATTTATAGTTCAAGGAAATGATTGTGTTATGGTTCATGTTGCTACTGATGATGAATAAATAAACTAATCGGTATATATAATTTAATAATTCATATGACATTGAATTATTAAAAAACTTTTGTAGTTTATTGTTTAAGATTAATTGAATCCTATTGATTTATTAATATTTTCTTACATTTCTCTCAAAGTTGTAATTTCCAAAAGTATAAAGCTGTTATGGATATTATTCTGTATTATAGATAATAGAGAGAAACACCTACCCTCGCGCACAAATTCATATAAATCTCTGTGAGTTCTATCCTATGGATGGATTTACAGGGAAACCTTATTAAATTGTGCGCGGACCCTATTGATTTGTTATACTCATTGTACCACAAATCAATACATAAACCTCTTAGTTATAAGGATAAATATTTCTTTTTTGGTTCATAAATAATATATATGGAAAACACAGACACCATTAAGAATGATATTTGTGAACTAAAACAAAAGATAGATAGATTAGAAGTTCTTATTACAGAAAAATTCCTACATCTGGAACAATTATTGGAAAGTCGTTTTGGTCATTTAGAAGAAAAGAACCTCAACCATGTCAATGCTTCTCTCCAAAGAATGAATAACCATATTGATTTTATCAATGAAACTTATACCACATTACAAACACCATTGAACTATGTAAAACACAAAGTAGAATATCTAATGGGATATGAACCTACCCCTTCTCTTCCTTCTATTACCAACACTTAGAACATAGAATACTATCCATAAGAATATCAAGAATAACATAATGGAGAGAAACACAAACAATACAAAACGAAAAGTAACAGGCTTTCGTATCTTAATCTCTCTCTTACTTTCTGGAACAAACTGATAAACTAACTCAATGGCATTCACTACACTGGATTCCATGGAAGTAAACACATACTCACTGTTTCCATTCTGAACCCCACAGTTATACAAGTTATTGTAAAGGGTTGATTTACAGGGAAGGTATCCATATTTGGTTGTCATAAAGGCAGTGTGTAATGGAACCCACTGGGAACCATCATAATAATTCTGTGACATAATAGCTTCATCATACATAGGTATCTCCCCCAAAACAGTTTTCAATTGTCTAAATACTTCATTAATCAATACATCTTCACTGGAAATTTCATTGGGAGTTTTTTCCAAATAATCAGATTTATTTTGCATAGTTATCAAAGAAGAAATTACAGTTCGTGAACGATCATTATCAAACTCCATGTAATCGGACATTACAATGTGCCCCACTCCCCATGATGTCTGTGGATATCCCCACTTCTTTTGAATATCTATTTTCTTATTCCAATGAAATACTACAGGAATATATGTGATATAATTGGTATCCTCCGCCCATTTTCCAAAGTTGTCACGGAACCCTGTATCTATATTATTTTTCTGGAATATCTGGTTAATTTGGTATGGAGGCATAGCAAAAATAAAGTTTTCACTATAAAAACGTTTGCCATTTATTCCACTGGCTGTAATCCATTCAATTCTATTTCCAGATATGTGTATGTCATTCACTTCATTGTTAATATAAATGTCAACGCCTCTCTTTTCAAGTTCTTCTCTCCATATTTTAAATAATCCAATATCATTTGGTTTTCGTGGTTCATATACTTTGTTGTATAACAGATTTTGGTTGATTATTTGCAGAAAACTAAATAATGTGTATTGGCCAATGCCTCCTCCATCGGTCAACCTCCCAATTCTATCCAATATATCTTTTGCCTGTGATGAAAACTGATATTTTTCCAAATAATCCTGTAAAGAGATTTTCTTATAACTCTCATTCAAATTTAAAAACGCCATCGCAAAAAGAAACAGTTCTCTCCAACTCAAATTATTCCAAATAGTATTTGCAAAATCGGCATTTCCATATTTATATTCTGTAAACAATTCTCCATAGTTTGTTTGTAATTCATTCTGTAATAAATCTTTGAAAACCAAATAGTTTCCCAAATATACTCTTGGGCCATGTTCTGTAAATAGCCCATCTACTCTTTTAACTGAATGACATCCACCGAGAGAAGTTTCCTTTTCCAATAGTGCTACTTTGCGTTTGTATTTAGACAAGTATAATGCCAGTGTTAATCCAGTTGGGCCTCCGCCAACAATAACATAGTCGTATTGTTTATCCATATAGATATCTTTTGTTTTTTATTACAGAAAGTTAATTGGTTGTATTGCATTTATTTTGTTCTTCGTGATTTCTTATTAGTGCTCTTTTTGTGTTTTCTTTGGGTTCTCTTAATTTTATGTTTCCTTTGGGTTTTTGTTGTATTAGCTCTCCTTTGTTTTCTATTCATTTTGTTTTTCTTGGTATTTTTTCCTCCAAATTTTTCATCTGTCTTAATCTCTTTTTTAGGTAAGTATCTATTCCAATCACCTGGTATAGTAAGGTCTGACGCATATATAGCAGAGTTTCCAGTATCAAAATCTTGTTTCACTGTATCTACTAATACCTGTAATAATGGGCCTTCTATTATTTCAACAACCTCAAATTCACATAACAATGCGCCATGCATGTCATAATATGCTCCATATCTCTTAATTTCAGTGTCTCTTGTAAATATATTATCTGGTCCAATTGGTTGTATATGACACCCTAAGTATCTCAGTTTAGTTCCTAATGGTAACAAGACCTCTGACTCCCCTTCATTACCGATACAAGGAAATTGTAATCCGAGTGGCATTTTAATTCTCCAAAAAAAACCTAAGGTATTTGTAATCAAGGCTCCATTCTCTGTATATCTTGTATCTACACCAGAGGAAAAGTAATCTCTGGAGACCAGCACATCCATACTAGTGGATGTTAGTTTGGATAGAACAAACTCTTCTCCAATTGCTAATTTCTCAATCTCTCCTTCGTACTCTTTCGCCCTATATAAATAGAACCCATCTGGATACTCAATTCTATCTAATACTGGAAATCTTTTCAACAGATTGTTCAAGTCTCTAAATCCTCGTAATATTGTAAGAATTTTTTCCAGAGTAATGTAGCGACTGTTGAAGACAACTGGAGCAGTATGTGAAAATTCTTCCAAGATCAATGGGTTTTGATATTGAGGATATGCTGAAATTATTTCTGGATGCTTCGTTAAAAGATAAGTTGTTAAGCGATTACCCACATAACAATCCACCTCCTCTAAGTAACATACGGTTGACATATATTGTCTGAGTAGTGCTTTCTCATATGGTCCGAGAGACTTAATGAAATCATTTGCAATTGTTTCTTGTGGTTCCCAGTAATTGCGATTCATAGTAACTGGATTAAATGGTTCTACTCCACCTGGGAGTGTCAATGGAACCCCGTCTGGAAGATTTATACCAGCAATTCTTGTGTTTTGTACTGATGTGAATGAAGAAAAATTTTCTTTGCTTTTTGGAAAAACACTCTGAAGATTATTCATATACCAATAAGGAAACACTGTCAAAGAAGTACACCCTTCAAACATTTTTTCTATATTAGTATTTGATGGGTTGACATTCCACTCAATTGGTTGGTTAAATGATGTACACCCATTAAACATCCTATTCATATTTGTAACCTTTGATATATTCCATTTATTAAGAGGTTGGTCAAATGAAGCGCACCCATTAAACATCTTACTCATATTTTTAACCTTGGATACATTCCATTCATCTAGAGGTTGGTTAAATTCGGTGCTTCCTTCAAACATACCAACCATTGATATTACATGTCCAACTTTCCACTCACTAATTCCTGCAATCTTATAATTTATTTCTGGGGTATTGATTGCGATATTATTATCTACAGTAAATAAGTAGTTCATGCGATTTACTTTAGATATATCCCATAATCCAATGTCGTCATAGTTTTTATTGTTTCCATTAATATAGTCATAAATAGCAACCTGTAGATCATTCGCAGTTAATATCCTTGGAATACTTATTCCTTCTTCTTCTTCTTCTTCTTCTTCTTCTTCTTCTTCTCCATTTAGTATACTCATAAGAGCACCACCACCTTCTAAGCCATACGTCACCCTTTCACTTTTGTGTTTACTATTTCTATTAATTAAAAGACTTTTTGGCATATTATATATTTATTCATTTATATTTTCTGTTTCTCTCAATGATATATTTGCAGAAAATGTAAAGTGTCAAGTATTAAAGGTATGGATGTTATTATTTGAGAGAAACAGAAACTCTACTAAGGATTTATTTATGTGGAATAATGAAATAAATTTCTTCATGAAATAGATTTCCACATAAATTGTATTAAATCACTGTAATTTGTAGGATATTATAATATTTGGTTATTTGTTATTAATATATGATTAACTTCTGTAAATAACAACCGCATAAATTAAATGAAATTATCTTGGAAATGTTCCCATGGAGAGAATTACAGAAAGACTATTAAAATTGTGCGGGGCGGTTGTTTCCCGCCCATTCCTGACATTTCGGTGGCGTCCGCGAACCCCTTACTTATGTTTCTTCAACACCGACAGAATATAACTAAACACCACAAAGATATTCATCAACAAACAAAAGTTGAACAAAAGTTGATTACTAAGACGGTCTGTAAGAAGTTGATTTACAGTAATTGTGTCAGTGGTTTTAAAAGCGGCAATCAACAGAATAATTACAGATACCGCAAATATAAGTGCTGATTGTACGAATAAATCCTTGTGATCATTCTTAGTAAGATATGTTATGATAAATGTGTTTACACCAATCAAAAATGACACACTCAAAACACCACTATTTACTTGCTGAATTTTCTTTAACTCTGTTTCGGTGGTTCCATGGTATTCGCTGTTATCCAAAAATTCTGTCAAATAATAGTTTGTCAAGATTAAAAATATGAAACTATTATAGCGACTTTCTTCTGTGGAAGAAGCATACAACATAATCGCTATAATAAGTGTCATTATGCTTAACATCACAATGTATGTTTTACGTGTATACTTCACATAATAAAAAGTATTATTTGCTTTCAAGTTATCCATGTCAAGACTTACAGAAATAATTGCTTCATTGTTATCTTTTGTACCAGGTATAACCATAAAGTAGGAATCCTCCAAGATTGGTGTAAATTTTCCCTCTATGTAATCTACCCAGTAATATGTTATCTTGTTAATAGCACCGGGTTTTCCCATTTCAAAGAACCTCAACAAAGTATTTGGGTCTAATGCCTGTTTAATAAACACGAACTTATCAGCCGCATCATTGTAGATATCTTTCCAGCCACCATTAATATATTTGCTTGTTTGATTCGCAGCTATTTTAAACTGGTCTCCATCACCGGGAGTCTTCACTTGTCCTCTCTCACACACAAAGAAATGATAAGTATGGCCTTCTGAAAATGTAACTCCATGATTCTCACTCATATAATTTAGCCATTCTGGATAAGTCATTTTTCCAGAAGATAACAGTTCTACCCTCTCTATTAATTGTTGTTTCAAGAATGATACAATATCCGTGTAATTATCCTGGTTGTATTTCACTAGTCTATCTAAATTAGTTACAGTTTTCTTTTCATATACTGCTTTGTATAAATACACCACTTGAATACAAACAATCACCACATACAATATAATCACTGGAGTGTAATAAGTCGGGTTTAACAGATGTTTGTGAGGTATCAAAAAATCTTTACTTATATTTTTCAGAAATGTCATATATATTTTATAACATTACATTTATAGCTATTATACATTTTGATGGGTAGTTATTAGGTTTGTGTAATACCAACTGAGAGAGAAACAAAGAAAGTTCTCTCCAAACTCTTAAAGTATTAACTAAACATCTGTTTCTTCAACACAGAATACAAATAGTTGGATACCACAATAACATTCAACAACACACTAAAATTAAATGTCATTTGATGGCTCAATCTATCTTGAATTAAATCATCCGCAGTAATAGCATCAGTTACTTTAAAAGAAGCAACCAAAAGTGTAATGAGGGATATAGAAAATATCAAAGCAGATTGAATAAAAAGGTCCTTGTGATCGTTCTTTGTAAGATGTGTTAAAATGTATGTATTGATACCAACTAAGAATGAAACCCCCAACATTCCACTATTAATTTCGTCAATCTTTTTTATTTCGGTTTCATTTGTTCCACGATATTCTATATCATTCCAGAAATATAAGAGGTATGCGTTTGAAATTATTAGAAACAAATAACTCTTATAACGATCGTTAGGTGTAGAGAAAATGTATATTATAATACTAATAATCAATGTAAGTAAACTAATCAAGACAGTATAACTTTTATGAATACGGGTAACATAATGTATTGTGTTATAGTTGTTTAGGTTCTGAATATCCATTCCAGTACCAATAGCAATTTCGTTATGTTCTTTATTTTCTGGAATAACATCTATTATTGATATCTTTTGTACTGGAACAATTTCTTTGGGGTCAACCCAATAATATTTTAGAAGTTGATTTCCAGGTTTACCTAGTTGAAAAAAACTTGGAATTAGCTTGGGATCAATACTTTGTTTTACAAATACAAAACTATCATTGCCATCTCTTAAAATATTTTCCCAGTCTAAATCAATATATTTGGTATTTACATGTCCAATACAAGTATATGTTAATGAGGACCCACTTTTATGTATTCCTCTCTCCCACGTAAAAAAATAATAGTTTTTTCCATCAATATCAATCATTGTATTTTCTTTATTGTATTTCAACCACTCTTCATACTTCATCTTTCCAGAAGTCAATAGTCTCACTCTCTCTGTTAATTTTTCGCGAAGTACGGACATTACATAAACCGAATTATCATTATCGTATTTTATACGTAGATCCAACTCGGTTTGTTTTGTTTTCTTGTTGAGTTCATACCAGATATAAGCTACTTGTATAGAGAGAATAACAATATAGAAGATGATTAATTTGGAATAAAGTATTGGATTAAATATATTTGTGGAGTGTAATCCAAAGTCACCCTTAGAACTATTCATATACTAATATCATAGATATTATACATTTGTTCTCTACCAATTACATTCACCATAAAATTAAAAAAATATTATAATGTTATATCCTTCAGTTTTTTTCTCTCTCACACGTTCTCTACAAATTAACAATGAGATTTGTTACGTAGATTATTCCACATATTTGAGTATTTATTTTTTCGGCTAATATCTTCCTCATCATCATCTTTTTCATCATCATCCTCATCATCCTCATCATCCTCATCATCAGATATATCCCCATACACTTTTTTTTCATAGAGTTCATATTTCTTGTATAAAATATCTTGTTCAATACGAATTCTATTTCTCCTCTTATTTTTACGTGTCAAGTTTCTAAGCATACGACATGAACTAGCTCTCTTTGCGTTCTCATGCAATAACTGTAACTGGGTTCGGTTCATTTTGGGTTGTGACTTTGTATGATTTACTTGCCAATAAAAAAAACATATAATTCATTTCAATTTTTATAATTATATGTAATAACAATTGTGTTATAGGTTTCCATATTTTCTCTCAGTTATATTTGGTATAGTATTCTTCATCTAACATAGTTTGTGTTTTTAGAAGTATTCAACCAATCCAGATAAGTGGTGATAATCTGAAAGAAACACCATTTTATAGTTCACAACGTTACCTACCTTTATCATGTCTGGAGTCCACTCATTCTTATCTGTTTCAAATATCTCTCCACTTAAAGTACGTCTTAAATTATTTGAACCTGGAATAGTATATAGCCTGGGAGAACCTGGGGACACTGGAGAAGATGGTTCACTATATTTTGAATTTGTAGATGTTTCAGTATTCTCTCCACTATCTTCATCCAAGTGTTGAATAATTGGTTCAATAGATAAACCGTGAAAACAGTTATACATATTTTTTGCAATTTTAATAACATATTCTGGAAGAGTTCTTCTTGTTACAAGTCTATATTCTGGGTCCAATATAAATTCAATCATATCTGGAGTACTTTCACCAGTTAAGTCACAAGTATCCCAGAATTGTTCAATTGTATATATACCATCGCTATAAAGGACCTCAAAATTCGGAACTATAAGTTGGGCATGATTATCCCAATTTCCAACGTACTTTCCAGTATAAACTGAATACACTTTTCCACTAAGGTCCATCACATAATTAGACACTTCTGGAATAGTAGAATACATAATACAATTAATTTGATTCATGATTAGTTTGCGCGATAGGTTTGTTTTTTTGTAATAGTACGAAATTAAATTCTCTTTCAATTTTTATATTTTCATTTTAATTTGAATACAAAGAAAAAAGAAAAACCAATAATATAAAAACAAATATAAAGACTTTGTGATATTAACCCAAATGCTTTTTCAGAGAGAGAACATATATAAAGTGATTACTATACAATTGTATAAATACTGGAATACAATGGAACCATATGACAACACTCCTTTTAAGAAATATGTAAAAACAGATGAACAAAAATACATCCATAAAAACAAAATAGAATGGATGTTTAATTTTGAAGAATGCTTATATCTATGTGATAATAACAGAGGTTGTGGAATAGACAACCTTTATACACTTTGTAATAAAATCAATCCTTCTGACTTCAAAGAACTTTACAAAAAAATAGATGAAACCACAAATTTATATGTCAAACCAAAATAATTATAGAGCCAATTTGAGTTTATTGTGGAATATATTTACAGAATTAGTTG